GAGGGCGCAAGATGAATAAAGCCACCTAAATATGAGCGATTTAGGTGGCTTTTTGATTGCGGTTTAAGGAAAAAGTTTAATTTTGCAGACTATGAAAAAAGGAAGGAATAAAGAGCTGATAAAGCTGAGGGACGAGGCTCTGTACCGCCGTTACTATTACTGGACGGAGGTACAGCGCCTACGTTTTGATGATGCCCTGAAGCTTCTTTCAGAACGTGAGTTCTTTATTTCGGAAGAGCGCATCATGAGCATCATCAGACGCAAGTGCAGGGAGGGTGGTACTGTAAACGTGAAGCCCCTGCCGAAGGTGAAGGTTCCTCGGCTTACCGCGAGCCAGCTGGAGCTATTCCCGACGCTGTGAGAGAAGAGCAGACTCGTCGTGGATGGTGAACGAAAAGATGTACTCATAGACCTTTATGCCACCGGGCATAGAATAGAAACGCGACTTGGTGCGTATCATCGGCGACATATATCCGAATGGGCGGAAACACTGCAATGCGGTGTAGAGGCTGTTTGCCATTTGCAAACGCTCTGCCACCTTTGACTCGGTTCCCGATCCGTAGTGCGTGTCGTCATAGCAATCGACGGCGAGACGTACAGAGAACTGCACCTGCCCCTTCTGGGCTCCCATGCCGACATTAGTCCAATCGGCTTCGAGATTGCCGATGAGGACGCACGGAAAGGTGACTGGGTAGGCATCTTCCTCTATGCCTGCCTCCAACTGACCACAGTCTTCGTCAACGAGTGAGAGACTGGTCATTTTGTTAGTGATGAGTTCGATAATGAGTTTGAACAATTCTTCCATAATGATTTTATTTTTCTGAGTTTAATATCTTGATAATTTCCTGTTTTGTGCGTTCGTGTATCATGTCCTGTAGCTCTCGGCTATCTCCGAGGAACTGTCGCTGTGGAATATGTACGGAGAGTTTCTTCTTTTTTGTGAGAGCGAGGGCACGCCACTTCTGTGCACGTGGATTTGCAGCAGCCTCGTCGGTACGCTTCTTTTTGCTTTTCTTGGAGGCGTTTCGCTTGATGCCCGCCTCGCGATAGAACATGGCCCATGCAAAGCGTCGCATCTTAGGTGTGACAGAGGGGTGGAGTGTTCCTCCCCAGTTGTGTATGGGAGCATATAGCAGGTCGTTTGCCACCTTGACGCGATAGTCTGACGGTGTGTATTTTATGGACGCGAACAGATGGTTGCGTGAGGAAAGGAGCGGTCCATAGCGCGATGCTGCCGTCTTGCCTCCTGCGAGCTGCCGTTGGGTGGTTTGCCAATGGTGCACCCCACCATTGACAAAGGCACTGATGCGGAAACTGTTCTGGAAGAAGTCCTTTGCCATACGCCCTGCAATGACGGGGAGGCGCCTTCGCATAAGATGGTCGATTTGCTTGCTATGCGATTTTAGTTGTTTTGAGAAATCCTTTAATTCCATACCATTGGGAATAAGACGTAAAACATGAGTGCTGCGATGCTGCCGCCGAGAACGGTGCAGAGCCAGCCTGTCCAGTCCCAGAGGTTGCCATTTAGGCGGTCTTTTAGCTCAAGGCACGATGCAGCGACGGCTGCGGCATATATGGCAGCATAGAAAGAACCGGCAAGTGTGGCGACGATGAAGCCACCGATGAGATGCTTGTATTGGTTAGACGCTGCGAAAAAAGAGAAAAATTTGTTCATAACGCTTGTTTATTAAATTATTATTGTTATCTTTGCGGTGACTTAGAAATAAGTTATGTGTGTTTCGGCACGCATCCGGCGCCGGGGTGTTCCTTGAGAGACCCGGCTTTTTTCATATTTCATAGTGAAGCAACTCGTTTCTACCCTTTATGACACAATAGATATGCTTCAAATCCTTATCAAGCAGATTCCCGTCAAAATTCCGATAGAACTTGAAATAGTTGATGGATTTTTTCATTTTTGTCTCATCAAACAGGTTTGGATCATGGAAATACAGACAAAGAGCATCCGCTTTCTCCTCGACGTCGCTTCTGCTGTTGTATCGGCGTAACTGATCATTCTTTTTAACAAATATATTTGAGTACCATCCACGTCCAGTAACCGAGCGTATGTCCATATATTTGTCATCCATAACCATATCGAGAGCCGCTAATTGCTGTCCATTTTTCTTTTTTGTCTCATTACAGAAGATAGCTTTGTGTCCCATTGAGAACAGTTGATTTTGACATTCATTTTCCAGGTCGGAAGAAGTAAGTCCGCCAAAGAACCTTTGTGCGTGTTCGCCCTCATGAGTTATATGACCAATATGTGCGGCTTTGAGTCCACCAGTACGTTTGTCGAAAACAACATCTTTGTATTCTGGGTCGTGAAGCAAGCGTTTGTATTCAACCCTATTAGCTTTTAATTTCTCCTTATCTGGCTTATCTGATTTGCATAACGAGTCTAAACAGTTGTTGATGTACGGGCAGTTGTAGCAGTCTTTAGCCTTGTTGTTGAACAAATGGCTCAGCTTGTCCCTGAAGCCCGGTTTATAGAAACTGCATGAGCTGCATGACTTGGGGAAATACGGATGCGACTGTGCGAACACAGCCCCGTCAGTTCCTGGATTGGAATCGAGTCCGGGCTGCGGATTGCTTGCCTTGTCGGAAGAAGGCGTAGCAGTGCATGGCTCGTCGGTGGATGTAAGCGAGCATTTGCAGTTCCATCGATCGCCCGGCCGGTGTTCGTTCCAGAAGGGGTCGTTGATGGGTCGGACCGTGTTCCAAAAGAGCTGATGGTCGGCGCCCGGATTGGGCGATGTGGATGGCATCCATTTGAGATTTGGCAGTACGTCTGCCTCCCGTAGGAACTGCTGCCAGTCGGCAGCCTGATGTGCCCGAATGACCGCCGTGTCGTATTCGGTGCGCAGCCATGCCCCACACTGATGCGATGCGATGGGCAGAACATCGTTTGCCCACTGATTGAACGGCTTTAAATCGCCGTTTGAATCGGTGAGAAGTCTTGCCATATCAGATTGCATACGGTGGACCTTGAAGGCAGAGAAGACCTCGTTGGAATGGCGTAGCGCCTGACGGAAGTCGTCATCCAGGTCGGGCACATCGGCTGCAGCCATGCTTTGGGCTGTAGCCTCATTGAATCTGCGCAGGATGGCACGGAACAGTTCGGGCGAAAGGTCGGTGGGAGACTGCGCCTTGCCCCGACGGTAGATGTCGTGGAGAATCTGCGCGATGAAGTCGTCTGAGAATTCCATGGACGCAGCCACATCATCGGCCTTGGCCTGGTAGAGATTGTTGACTACCACTCTAAATCCGCCCCGCCCGGTTGCGGGGCTTTTGCGAAAAAAGAGTGCAGCCAGTTTTTGAAAGACTTTTTTTGTTTGGGCGACGGTTGGGAGTTCTTTTTGTCGTCGCTGTTATCGGGTTCGTCATCATCATCGGCAGGAAGCTGCTGATTGTCAATGGAGGCAAGCGCCTCCTTTTTTTGTTGTTGTTCGGCTTTCAGTTTGTCGTAATCGGCAGGTTTTTCGACACCGAACTCCTCATAGAGATAGTCGTCGGAGACAGGCAGCTGGAAGTTGGATCGTAGCTGAGTGAGTATATTCATCTTTGTGGAAGGGTCGATGTCCTTCTGCTCGGGGAAACAGAACTCTCCGCCAAAGGTATTGATGCCCATGCGCTGGAATATGTCCGTCATGTCGTAATTGAGCACATTGAGGATGTATCGTCTGTCGGCCTGCGCCACTCGGTCCTCCACCTTCTTGTGTACCGTGCCGAGTGCTTGCGTTCCGTTTTCTGAGGACTCGGTGGTGAGCGTGTTTCCGAGTATGAGCTTTGAAATCTCGTTGTTGCAGCGCTCGCAGAGTCTCTCGTAGACATCAGCAGACCCCGTCTTGTTGCCCGCTTCGACGAGATTGAGCGTAGTGTCCTTTCCATGTACAAAGACGGCAAGCGACCCGGCGCTGGCTGCATCGTCGATGGCTCGCTGACGCGACTCCTCATCGTCAGTCTCGTATGTGTACTCCTGAATGGGCATACCGAATACTTCGGAGAACTGTGACCAGTCGCCCGTGGTGTTGCGCTTGTATATGACCCATGGTACAGCCTTGGCGAGGAGTCCGAGATCTGATGGCGATCCGATGAAAAGCAGGTCGGGGTATTCGTCCCATGATGTGCCGGTGATGTCGGTCTGGTGTCGCAGTATGAGTCGGCGCACCGGGTCGGCGTGCTTTCTTGGGATGAGGTCGTAATCGACCCATTCGCCCTGGCGATAGAACTGGCAGAGGGAAAAGCCCCACATCTTTGCATCTATAATGTCGGTGACGAGTCGTGAGAACCATGGTGACTTAATCTGCTCGTTGACCGCCTCGTCGGGCTTGCCGTCTCTCCAGAACTCGATGTCGGCACAGAGTACTGCATTGCGTCGCTTCTCGATGACGCAGGAGAGGTGTGTGTCCATGAGTATGTCAGAGTAAAGGTCGTAGAGTTTGTATCGTCGCGAGAAATCGACATCCTCAGCCGCCCGGACAGCCGAAGTGAAGTCTGCGATGTCGATGCCGAATCGCTTTGGCTGCGTGAGCACAATGACATTGGGGCGCTGCTGTCCCTGCTGGGGAATGTTTCCGCCAATGGTGATTTTGCCCTTTGGGGCTTTGCTATACTTTCGTTTTGTCATAATCAGAATTTTTAATTGTCAGTTACCAGTGATTGACCCGTTTGGGATTGCTTTTCAAGCGGAATGGTGCATGTGCTGCACGCACCTCCTCGGGCAGTAGCGGTGCCCCCTGGATGGAGATGTCCTCTGCGGCGACCGCCTTCATCCACTCGACTGCCCGGTCGTAACGGTCCTTGCGCAGCTGCGAGAGTTTCTGCGGGTTGTGAATACAGAAGATGTGGTATACGGCGATGTCTATGACCATCATGAGTACGAGCTGGAGTCGGTCGGCCCCAGTGGCCTCGAAAATACGGTCGCAGTCGTATCGTTTGGAGAGATAGCACCTCATTTCGGCGATGGCCCGATCCTCACAAATCTCGATGACCGATTCGTCGGCTCTGGTGAGCGCATCAAGAATCTCTCGGTGAATGGAGGCATCGTAATCAGAAAGTTGTACGAATTGGCTCATATATACATTGTTTTGAATTTATAATCTTCGTTTGTTGCGTGTGCGTATGTCGGCACGCGAGCGTGTGAGGGGTGGTTCGGCCCTGTGCTGAATCTCGTCGATGATGCGATTGCCGCCCTCCACGGCATCAGGACCGTCGGCCGGATAGCGTAGGGAGAGGGTGAAGAGCGTGAACTGGTCGAGGAGTTCCTTCATGTGAGGATTGTCGCGTTCCGCCTCGTTGAGTATGAGATTGCCGGCACGGTTCATCGGCTCCAGATTGGCCTCGATGCGTGTTGCCTTGTCGGTTTTCTTCTCCTCGTCTCCTCGTATGTAGAGCTGTACGCCCTGCTCGCGTCGCACCTTGGCGACGAGCGGCTTAAATACCTGCTGAAAGAACGGGTCCTGCAGTTTGTTGTTCTCCATGTAGCAATAGACTGGAGCACGACCTCCGACAAATGCGAGCAGCTGCACATACCAGTCAATGAACTCGGCATTGAGCGCCTGAGCCAAAAACGTCTTTATGACGTACAGCTTGCCGGAGAGCTTGCCGAGGAGTGAGACCGTCTTGAACGACTTGCCTTTTTTGCCCTTGCCTTCGCCCGGAGCGGGGTCGCCGTAAGCCACGAGGAACTTGAACTTGGAGAGCTGTGGCACCTTTCCGAAAGCCATCTCGGAGAATATCTCGCCCTCAGAGATGGGGTTGTTGAAGTACTCGCCCTGTGCTGACTTCTTGGAAATCTTGGCGAGAACACGGTCGATGTGCTCCTCTGAGTTTTTCTCAGGCCATGTGGAATGTCCGTCCTTGTCGCGGATATTAACGATGTCCCAATGGTCGGCCATTGCTCCTGCGCGGACAACACAGCAGTCCTTGGCGATGATGTTGCCGCAGAAGAGCACCAGTGTAGGCTCAGAGACAGAGCGCGTGGGATAAAGCGCCTTCTCCCACCAGTCCCATCGTTTCTGTATGATGTCGGGATTGAGCGTGTCCTGGTCTGTGTCGAAGTCATCGACAATCAATACATCCGGGCGTACGGCATCCTTTCTAGAGCCACGTGGTGACTGTCCTGCACCGAGTGCACGGAATGCCACGCCCTGCTTGGTGATGAACTCGTCCTCCGTCCATGAGCCGACGGACTGCTGCTTTCCGTAGTAGGCGATGATGCGCCCGTTGGCCTCGAGGTTGGCCCGAAACGGGTCGAGCAAGCGGACGGCATTGTCGAAGGAATTGGATGTGAGTATGACATTTCGTTTAAGCCCGGTGAGTGTGAGGTACATGATGCAGAACATGGCACAAGTGGACTTGGCGAGTTCTCGGCTCCATGAGATTACCTCGAACCACTCGGGATTGGAGAGAATGCGTCGTATGGCCCTTTTCTGAAAAGGTGCGAACTCATACTGTGCGAAGTTCGGGAAAAAGAATTTTATCCATTCGAGCGGTCGTGCTTCAAGCCATGCACGGTGCTTCTGTATTTCGGCCTGTGACATGGAGCGATCGACGGGCGTTGCGCGCGCGATGTTGTCCTTGAACTTTTCCCAGTTTTGCAGTGCTATACGGTCAGTCTGTTTCATACGCTGTTAGAGTTTGTCCTTGATGTAAGCGTCGAAAAGCGAGGTTAGCTCCTTTGCCTTGTCGAGGTCGGATGGTCGCATCCACTCGATGACATCAGTGAGCACAGCGATGCGGTCGGCGATGCCCACCTCTTGCTCCATGTTTCGTATTGCGGATGTGAGCTTCACGATAGTGTCGGCCTGCTTAGCATCAGGGTATCGTTGCCCCTCTGGTTTGAGCTGTATTGCGTTGTTGACTTCGGCTACCTGACGATAGAGGCTTTGTACCTGCTCACGTCGTGTGAGCGTGAGTCCGACCTTCTGTTCCTCCCATTTGCCGCCGCGGCACCAGTTTGAGACTGTGACGCGTGACACTCCCACACGGTCGGCAATCTCCTGCTGTGTGAGGTTTTCTCGGAGATAAAGCGTGCGAGCCCACTCCTTTTTCTGTGTATTGGTTAAATCTGCCATTGAAAAATCTGTTTATAATGTGAATAAATGCAGTGCAAAATTACCGTGAAAAGGAGTGAATCCGAGCGAGTGAAAAGCATGATGACAAGTTGCGGCGTTATGATGCCGGCATAACGTTTCATGATAAAATAGGGGGTATGGAATGAGGTTGGAAAGCCATTAACTTTGCAACCGCAACATGGGCAAACTGCCCGACAAAGAAGGAGACAATGAGCAAATATTTCAATATCAAGAAAGCGGCGAGCGTGAGCACCATCTACATGTATGGCGACATCGGCTACGAGGTGGCGAGCGGGCAGATAGCCGCCGAGCTGGCAGCCTGCGCCGAGGAGAGTGAGCGTATAGACATCCGCATCAACTCGAACGGCGGCGACGTGTTCAGCGGTATAGCCATCTACAACGCCATCCGCCAGAGCGATGCCGACATACGTCTTTACGTGGACGGTGTGGCGGCGAGCATGGCGAGCGTGATAGCGCTATGCGGCAAGCCAGTGGAGATGAGCCAGTATGCGCGTCTGATGCTTCACAGCGTGAGCGGCGGCTGCTACGGCAACAAGCAAGAGATGGCTAAGTGCATCGCGGAGATAGAGAGTCTGGAGGACAGTCTGGGCGAGATGTACGCCCAACGCATGGGCATGAGAAAAGAAGATGTGAAAGCCCAATACTTTGACGGTACAGACCACTGGCTGACGGCGCAGGAGGCCCTGCAGATGAGGCTGATAGACGGCATTTATGATGCGGACCCCGTGGCTGAGGACAGCACCCCAGAGGAGATATACACGACATTCAACAACCGGCTCAGGAACGAGCCACAAAAAGCGAACGATATGACATTAGAAGAACTGAAGAAACAGGCGCAGTTTAAGGACTGCAAGAGTGATGAAGAAGTTGTGGCGAGGGCTCAGCACTATGCGACCCTTGCCAGCAAGGCACAGACGTTGGAGGACGAGAACAAAGAGCTGAAGACGAAGCTGAAGGGCTTTGAGGACGAAGCCGAGGCAGACGCAGAGGCTGAGCGCAAGGAACTGCTGGACGCAGCTGAGCAGGACGGCCGCATCAACGCTGAAAGCCGCCCGACCTTCGAGAAGATTCTGAAGGGAAACATGGACGAGGGCAAGAAGGTGCTTTCCGCGCTGACCCCGAAGCGCAAGGTGATGAACGACCTGCACGTGCAGCCCGGCGTGAGCGACGGACCATGGGAGCAGCGCCAGAAGCAAATCAGGGAAGCGCGCATGAAGCGCCAATTCCAGTAAAGGACGAGAGAGACAGAAGAACCATAAAAAGGAAAACAAATGGCAATAGTAGTAAAAAACACAAATTATAACGGTGAGGTGCTTGAGCGCATCCTGACCGTTGCGACCACGGGTAACGAGCTTGTGGACAAGGGACTCATCATGGTGATTCCCGGTGTGGAAAAGAAAATCAGCGTGCCACGCATAAAGGCGGGCAAGATGCTGCAGAAGCGCAAGGAAGACCCTCAGAAGAGCGATGCCCAGGGCGACTTCAATTACAGCGAGCAGACCTTGGAGCCCCACGACTTCATGGCGTTCACGGTGTTTAACCCACGAACTTTTGAGCAGATATGGAGAAAGTGGCAGCCTAAGGGCAACCTGGTGTTTCCGGAACTTCCTCCCGAGGCCCAAAACGCTCTTCTGGAGGCGCTGTCGAAGCAGGTGCAGTTTGAGCTTGGCAACCTGTTTGTGAACGGCGAGTATGTGAGCGACGGCACCGACGACCAGCTGATGGACGGCATATTGACGCAAGCAGCCAAGGTAAGCGACGTAATTGTGGTGAACCCTGAGGGCCCCACCTCGATGATAGACCGCTTGTATGCTGTGCGCAACGCCATCCCTAAGGCGATGCGCGAGAACCCGAACCTGCGCATTCTGATGAGCGTTGACGACTTTGACCAGTACGACAAGGAACTGACAGAGCGCGAACACAAGAACTCTAACGAGAGCGAGGTGAACAGTAAGCGCTTCAAGGGCATCGCCATCGAGACTGTGGCCGCCTGGCCTGACTCGCTCATCATGGCGACGCTGTGCTCGCCCGATGCGGACGGCAACTTATTCGCTGCGGTGAACCTTCAGGACGACGAGAGCGTGATCCAGATAGACAAGCTGAGCAACGCATCGGAGTTGTACTTCTTCAAGCTGTTGATGAAGGCCGACACGAACGTTGGCTTCGGTGAGGAGATTGTGGTGATGGACTGGAGAAAGACCAAGAAATTCAATTACGTGCCCGAGGGATAGAAACTGGGAACGGCGGAGTGCGTGGAACCGCCTCCGCCCAGGTAATAAATACAACTAAAATAAAAAAAAGATTATGGCAGAGAAAAAGACAGTGAGTGTGAAGGTCGTGGCAAAGTTTCGCGACAAGGAAGACCTGAGCGTGGTGCACGAGGCAGGTGAGGTGCTTGAATTTGAGCTGGATCGTGCCCATGACGTTGTGGAACGCGGTTTGGCAGAGTATGCTGACCCCATCGGCTAGGCTATGGCAAGGATGAAATATCTGGTGCTGCACTGCACAGCCACTCCAGAAGGCCGTGAGGTAAGTTCTAAAGAGATACGCCACTGGCACACTGACCCGGTGAAGAAGGGCGGCAGGGGCTGGAAGCAGGTGGGGTACACCGATTTGTTCCATCTGGACGGAACAGTGGAGCGTCTGGTGAAGAACAACGAGGATGCGGAGGTGGACCCCTGGGAGGTGACGAACGGTGCTGCGGGCTATAACTCGGTGAGCCGCCATGTGGTGTATGCCGGCGGTCTGGCAAAGGACGGCAAGACTGCCAAGGATACGCGCACGGCGGCACAGCTGAAGGCTATGACTGACTACGTGAGGAACTTTCATGAAAGGTTCCCACAGATCAAGATTGTGGGTCACCGTGACCTGCCAGGCGTGACTAAAGCCTGCCCGAGTTTTGACGTGAAGGCATGGTTGGAGAGCATCGGCATCAGGCAGTAAGGAGAGTGTGAAAACAGAGTAAATAACGAATAAAAAGGAAACAAGGATGGCGGACACAGTAATCATGCAAATCCTGCAGTGGGCTATACCCTCGGGCGGCATAGGTGCCGCCATCGCTTGGGTTGCGAACCGCAAGGTGAAGGAGGCCGAGACGGCGAAGAGCGTGCATGACACGTACAAGGTGATGTACGAAGACGTATCGACGCTGCTTGTGGAAACGCAGAAGAAATATGAAGAGACGACAAAGATCACTGAGAAACTGGTGGCTGAAAACAACCTCACGCGACGTGCTGTCAACCGTCTGTCGCGTGCCATTGAGGCTATTCAGCTATGTCCTCACAGGGCTGCTTGTCCTGTCAGCAGCGAGCTGCAGCTCGACGAGACAAACGGTGAGGTCGGAAAACAAAGTGTCGGCAAGCGCAGTGCGAAAGGACAGCGCAAGCGCCGCGACGAGCGTGATGCAGGCGTGGTGGACGGCACCGGTGAAGGCGGACACGGCATTGCTGGAGATAGCGCTTGACTCCGGTCTGTGGCGACTGCCTGAAGGAGCGAGCTATGCTGCGAGCTCGGGCCGTGCGCACGTGAAGGCGAGTGTGAAGCAGAATGTGGGCGGCAAGCCTCCTACCCTGGTGATAGAGAGCGGCTGCGACAGTTTGGCGCGTCTGTGTGCGTATTATGAGGCGGAGAACGAGCGCCTGAGCGTGAAGAACGCTCATCTTCAGGACAGTGCTCAAACGGCGGTTGAAGAACGTTCGAAAGAGCGAGGGTTGTGGTGGGTGGACTGGTGTGTATTTATTGCAGGCGGAATAGTCTGCACGGTAATAACAATTTTAACAATGAAGATTTATGAACGAATTTATGTACGGCCTGGCGGTCGTTAAGGTAGGCGAAAAAAAGCTTGGCTACATCGAGGAAAACAGCTTCAAGCTGAACGGTGCGAAGGGCGAGGTGACGAAGATCAACGCTGCTCAGAAGCATGGCGGTCCTGTGCTTGTGATTCCGAAGTCGAACGGCACGATTGCTCCGAGCTTTGACTTGATCCAGATGGACTACGAGAACATGGCAGCCCTGATGGGCGGTGAGGTAGTGAAGACGGGTGATTCTGCTGCTACTGGCTGGAAGGCTCCATCGAAGCTTGTTCAGATTACGAGCCCGCTGTCGATTCAGACGGACTCGTCGCACGAGGTGAAGATCAAGAAGGCTTTTGTATCGGCTTACATTGACGGCGACCTGAACTTGGACAGCGTGTCGAAGGTGAAGGTTGAGGTTGAGGTGATGATTCCTGACGACGGTAGTGAGCCTTACAGCATTGAGGATGTGGCGGGCTAAGCGTTGATGGCTTATGAGCATGAATATTGAGAAGGAGGCAGCGGAGGCACTATTGGACGTTGGTGTCTCCGTTCCTTTTAAGGAGGTGAAGCTGCCGTGTCGCAAGGAGCCGATACGTCTGCGGTTCAGGATGGGCCGTCCGCGTCTTGGCGGTCAGATACGTATAGCTCGTCTGTTTGCGGGCCTGAACGTGACTCACGCGGAGCTGGAGGCGATGACAGAGGCTGAGCGTCTGGCTTGGCTTGGTGAGCACGGTCGCACTGTGAGCCGGATTGTTGCTCTGACGATATGCAGGGGCAAGTGGAGCGGGCTGCTGCTGTCGGGCGTGGTGGCATGGTTGCTACGCTGGTGGGTGGATGACGTTTGGCTTGAGGCTGCTTTCCGACGCTGGACGCTTCTGCTGGGTACGCGGGGTTTCGAGAGTATTATCGCATTGTCGGCGGCGACGAATCCGCTGAAGCCGACGATAGCGAGCCATTAAAGGAAGGGGAGTTAAGAACTAAGTATGAGGGTTCACATAGCCTCTTCGGTATGCTTTGGCAGGTGGCTCAGGCGACAGGCTGGAGCGTGGACTATATGCTGTGGGGTGTGAACTGGGAGACTCTGGTGCTGATGCTTGCCGATGCTCCGCGTTATGTGAAGGTGAAGGGCAAGGAAGATTCTGTGCCGTCGCGTAAAGTGAAAGGGAAGCGTACCGCTCAGGAGATCCTGGAGTGTTTTCAAACAAGACTGAAGAAATGACATGAAAGCTGTAGAAGTAGAATTATTGATGAAAGGGAACCTTAGCCAGGGCATGTTAGATGCCCAGACTAAGGCTAATTTGCTTGATGAGTCCTTGAAACGAGTCGGCATGACCATTGGCGGTGTGTTCACGGCACAGAAGGCTGTGGAATTTGTGAAAACAATGATCGATGTGCGCCAGGAAGTGGAAAACCTCAGTATCTCGTTTGAAACATTGTTAGGCAGCAAGGACAAAGCTACGCAGTTCTTCGGTGAATTGCGTGAATATGCCGTGAACACACCGCTTATGCTCAATGATCTTGCAGGAGGAGCGCAAACTATGCTCGGATTCAACATCGAGGCGGAGAAGGTCATCCCGACACTAAAGCAGATTGGTGACATCTCCATGGGCGACCGTGACCGCTTCAACTCGCTTGTACTTGCATTTTCGCAAATGTCGGCTACGGGAAAACTGATGGGGCAAGATTTGCTCCAGATGATAAATGCCGGTTTCAATCCACTCGCTACCATATCGGAAAAAACTGGCAAAAGCATAGGACAACTCAAAGACGAAATGTCCGCTGGTGCTATCAGCTCTGAAATGGTGGCGCAAGCATTTGCAGACGCAACCGCAGAGGGTGGCAAGTTTCATGGCATGCTGGATAAGCAAAGCAAAGGTTTGAAGGGACAAATCTCTAATTTGGAAGGTGCTATTGACGACATGTTCAATGCCATGGGCGAAAAGAGTGAGGGTATTTTAACGGGCAGCGTTGAAGTGGCTTCAGAACTTGTAAAGAACTATGAAGCGGTAGGAAAAGCCCTTATGTCGCTTGTTGCGGTATATGGCAGTTATAAAACAGCTTTGATCGCAACACTGGCAGTACAGAATGCTGCTTCTTTTGTTGAAAACATTCGCCTTGTGGCTATGTTCCGTAAAGAATTGGGACTTGCAACAGCTGCACAGCAAGCCTTCAATATAACAGCAAATGAAAATCCTTATGTGTTACTTGCAACTGTTATTTTGTCTGCTGCCGCTGCGCTGGTTATATATTCAAAGAATTGCTCTGCTGCCGCTGACGAGGCTCAACGTGCGGCTGACCGTGAGAAAGAACAGACAGATGCAATCAATGACAAAAAAGAAGCGATTGAAAAATGTATAAGCACCATAACAGATGAGAATCTAGCGGAACAAGACAAACTAGAAGCTCTAGAAAAACTAAAGAAATTGATGCCGTCAGTCTTTGAGAAATACAGGACCGAAAAGGAACTTATTGGCAAACTGACGGAGGCGCGCCGGGAATATAACGAGGAACTTCGTGAAGAACGTAATCTTAAAGGCGAAGGTAATTTAAAGGCAGATCAACAACGAGTGGCTGACTTAAAAAAATACCTCGAACTACGCAAAGAATATTATAAGACGGGACGCTTGACTATGTCAGATTCTGATTATAATCTCTATCAGAACCTTGACAAGAAATATAATAAAGAAGTAAGGAACGTGCGTGGCACGTTTCAGACGTTCAACTCCGCTATAGAATCGTTGATTAAAGCTTCAGAGGGTACGGTGTGGAAAGATGTGCAGCAAGTGCGAACAGATAACCATAACAAGTTTATGGCAAAGTTGAATAGTATGAACGCAGAGACCGCTCAAAAGACTATCAACTTCTACAAAAATTGTATCTCCTCTGCGAACAAGCAAGGCAAGAAACTTGTAAAACTTCCAGGAGAGAGTGTTGCAACTAGTGTAGACGAATTGCAAAACCGCATCAAATCGGCCACTGCTCGTATGAAAAGCATACACGAGAATGCCTCTAAAGACTTCATGAAAGATGCAAAAACCGCATGGACTAATGCACAGAATGAAGTAAATAAAGTCATAAAGAATCGCAACAATCGTTCCCTTTATCCTGATGAAGCGTCCTATCTTGCAGCATTGCGCAAGGCACGCGATGAAGAAAAGAAGGCAAAGGCAAACTATGAGGCTGCAGGTGGTGACACATCAAAGAAAACAAAAAAGACAACAAAAAAGACAAAGAACACAGGTCTTACACCTCAAGAAAAAGCTAATATAAAGGCTGCAGAGCAAGAAGAGAAAGGGCGTCAGGTAGAAGCGGCACAACGTAAACAAGAAGCGTCAGAAAAGCAAACCGCATTTGATTTGAAACAAGCGGAGATTGACGGCTTGCAAGAGGGTTTTGACAAGGAACTTGAAACGATAAATCTCAATTACGATAAACTTATCGAAGCGAACCGTTTGCGCCAGCAAGAATGGGTTGATGAACTTCAGAATATATCAGACCTCTCATTTGAACAGGCTCATCCTGACTGGAAGAAACAAGGGTTGAAGCGCCCAACTGTTACTGTGGATGATTTGAGTGCTGACCAAAAAAACTATCTGAAACAATATACTGAAGCCGCAAACGCATACAAGCAAAATTCCGAAGCAAAGCTCTATCAGAATTTGCTCGCCAAGTACCAAGATTACGAGGAGCAGCGCAAGAGCATCCGCGAGAAGTTTGCTAAGGATCGTGCTCATATAGAGAAGGCTGTGGACGCAGACGGGCGTCCTATAGGCGAGGATGTGAAGGAGCGTGCGTTGGCAGAGCTGGCGAAGCAGGAGCGTGCTGCGCTGAAGTCTGTGGACGATGCTCAGCTGACGGAGCTTGGCAAGGAGAACAAGGTGCTTGTGGACTTGTTTGCTGACACTTCGGAGAAGAGTGTGGCTGAGGTGCAGAAGATAATAGACAGGACAAAGGTGCTGATGGACTATCTGCGTGGGACGAAGGACGCTGAGGGCACGGCTGTGATAAAGGACGGGAACGGAAAGACGGAGCGGAGGATTACGCAGAAGGATATGGCGGAGCTTGGTTTTTCGCCGGCTGAGCTGAAGGCTCTGGAGAAGAGCCCTGAGAAGCTGAAGGCTCTGACGGAGCAGTATGAGAAGCTGAAGAAGGAGGTGCTCGGTAAGAATCCGTTCAGGGCTCTGGCTGATGCGGTTGGGGAGCTGTTCAAGCACGGCGAGGATGGTGAGGAGAAGGGCCTTGAGGCTAAGCTGAAGCGCCTTGGTGAGTCTGCTGCGGCTTCTGCTGAGATGGTGGGCGACCTGGCCGGGAGGTTGAGCGAGATGTTTGAGGCGGCGGGTAACGATGGCATGGCTGAGGCGATGGATGCTGTGCAGGGTGTGATGACGAGTGTGAGCAACATAGGCCGTGGCTTTGCTGAGGGCGGCGTCGTTGGCGGCATAGCTGCTGCCGCGGGCGAGGCTATCGGCTGGGTGACGAAGGCTTTTCAGGCGAGTGCGCGTCATAAGGCTGCTTTGGAGAAAGTCATGGAGGAGGTGACGGCTCAGCAGCGTGAGTATAACCTGCTGCTGATGGAGCAGAACCTGGAGATGGAGAAGGCTCAGACGATATTCGGCACGGACACTTACGGGAAGGCTGCGAACGCTGTGAGGGTGATGAAGGATGCCTACGCTGGCCTGAAGGCGGAGATTGCGGGCACGGCTGAGCAGCAGCAGAAGTTCGGATACCTTGATACTGGGAATGCCTTCTGGAACAAGATTGTGAACAAGGGCTACTCGGAGCTGAAGGATGCGTACTCCGGACTGGCTGACATTGAGATAAAGACGGGACATAAGAAGACGGGGCTGTTCGGCTGGGGCAAGGGCAAGGATACGTACAGCAGCATACTGGACGTTTATCCTGAGCTGATAGACAGTGCGGGGAACTTTAACCGCGAGCTGGCTGAGAGCATCATGAACAGCCGTGAGTTTGCGAAGAATGACAAGGAGGCCCTGCAGTATATCATAGACCTATATGACCAGGCTGAGGAGGCCTGGGAGTCTGTGAAGGACTACTTTGAGGGTGTGTTCGGCGACCTTGGGCAGACGCTGACGGACGCGCTGGTGGATGCCTTCAAGAACGGTACTGATGCGGGGAAGGCTTTTGCGGACTCGCTGACGGGTATGCTGGAGAAGCTGGCGGAGCAGATGATATACACGGTGACGATAGCCCCACTGCTGGAGAAGGCTCAGGAGGAGATGCTGGACGTGATGAAGCGCGAGGACCTGACGGACGAGGAGAAGTTTGGCAACTATGTGCGGATTCTGGACGACATGACGGACAATGCTCTGAGCCAGCAGGGTACCTTCAACGCGCTGCTGGAGAAGTATCGTCAGATGGCGAAGGAGAAGGGGTTGGACTTGTGGCAGGGGGACAGCACGACGCAGACGGGAAAGAGCGGTGCATACACGACGGCCTCGCAGGAGAGCATAACGAAACTGGAGGGTCTGTACACGGCGATGCTGGTGCACGAGACGAACATAGACACGAACGTGGAGAATGTGGCGGGATGCATGCAGACGGCTCTGGGACACCTGAAACGTATAGATACGAACACGGGCGAGTGCAGCGAGACGCTGAAACTGATGCGCAAGGACATGTGTGACATGAAGGACGACCTGACTACGCTACGTAGGGACGGCATTAAAACAAGGTAAGAAAAAAGGAGGAAAGAGCATGGAGATAACGAAAGGTCTGCTGTACATAAACGACAAGGATGCAGCCCAGGAATGGGGCGTGTTCCTGACGGAGAAGAAGGAGGGAGAATGGACTAACTATGAGGCTCTGCTGAAGCCGAGCACGACGAAGGAGCTGACTGTTGTGGACAACCCTGACGCTGACGGAGAGGAGCTGCCGGAAGGAATAGAGCTGCACCTTCAGGCGCGTGACGTGGAGCTGTACTTCTGCCTATGGGCTGAGTCGGCGCAGGCGTACTTCGTGAACTACGGCAGGTTCTTCACGATGCTGCGGACGGGCAAGGACGGATGGCTGGAGTTGAGGATTCCGGAGATAGACCGCACGTTCAGACTGCGGTATCTGGGGGCAACGGAGACGGAGCAACTGACGCCGATAGGCGAAGGCGGCGTGTGCAGCAGGATGCGGCTGAAATTCAGGGAGCCGAAGCCTCTGTACTGAAACGGCGTTTGCAAGGTATTCAAACAACGATAAAACAACGATAAAAAGGACATCAAAGGACATGGAGCTGAAGATATATGACAAACGGAACCGGCTGAGGACAACGCTGGTGCCCGACAGTAGCAGCACTCACCACGAGGAGGTGGGCGGTGACGACTACCTGAGCGTATCGCTGGACAGCCAGGAGTGCGTGACACTGGAGCTGAACGACTGGACGGTGTGGGAAGGGCGGAAGTTCTGGTGTGTGGAGACGTACACGCCGAAGCAGACGGGTCGCAGGAAATGGACGTACTCGGTGAAACTGTACGGTGCGGCGAGCCTTATCAAACAGGCGCTGATGCTGAACACGGAGGACTCGCCAGTATTCAGCTACACGGCGACGGCCCGTGAGCATGTGGCACTGGTGGTGAAGAACCTGAACCGCTGGATGGGCGGCATAACGGACTGGAAGGTGGGCAAGGTGGAGGCTACGGGCAACATCGTGGTGGACTACTCGGAGGGTCTGTACGGGAACGACGCTCTGAAGAAGATAGCCGACGAGGCCGGGACGGAATGGTGGATAGAGGGCATGACGGTGAACGTGTGTCGCTGCGAGAGGGGCGACGAGGTGACGCTGGGCTACGGCAACGGTCTGTTGAGCATAGAGCGTGACTCGGCTGACAACGTGAAGTTCTTCACCCGACTGTTCCCGATAGGCAGCAGCCGCAACATAGACGCTGAGAAATACGGCAGCAGCCGACTGCTGCTGCCGAGCCGTGCGACGTATGTGGAACGGAACACGGAGCTGGGCATTGTGGAGCACTTCGAGCAGACGGCGTTCCAGGAGATATACCCGCGGCGCACGGGCAAGGTGAGCTCGGTGAGGAAGGAGAAGAAAAAGGGCGATGACGGCAAGCCTTTCGACATATACTACTTCACGGACGGCGAGATGAACTTCGATCCGAACGAATACGAGATAGGAGGTCTGGTGAAGCGCGTGACGTTCCAGACGGGGCAGTTGGCCGGTCTGGGCAACGACGAGGACGGGGAGCACTACTTTGAGGTGAACTATAACAGTGCGACGCGGGAGTTTGAGCTAATAACGATATGGCCATACGATGACGACATGCAGGTGCCGGGCGGAGTGCTGGAGCCGAAAGCGGAGGACACCTACATACTGTGGAACGTGAGGATGCCGGACGAGTATTACCCGATAGCGGAGGAGGAGTATGCGACGGCGGTGGAAAAATACATGGACGAGCACTGCCTGGACAAAAGCGTGTACAAATGCTCAACGGACTATGTGGCGCTGAAGAAGCGCGGCGTTGTGCCGTGCATGGGGCAAAGGGTGCGGCTGGAGAGTGACCGTTTTTTTGCGAGCGGCTACCGTGAGAGCCGCATAACGGTGGTGGACCAGAAGCTGGAGCGCCCGACGGAGGCTGACATCGAGATAAGTGACGTGCTGTCGCAAACGACGCAGAGCCGCATGGCGGACGAGATAGAGAACGTGCGGAGCGAGGTGAAGGCTAACACTGTGGAACTGCCTGACGTGATACGCTCTTGGGACACGACTCTACCTACGGACAACAATCTGTTTTCGGCAAGAAGGAGCGAGCAGGAGTTCATCAGCAAGAAACGCAACGACCGTGCGAAGAAGAAAATCACTTTCGAGGAAGGCATCGGTATCGGACTGGAAGAGAATGGGCGCATCGATGGCAAGGGCAATGCCGAATTGCTCACCCTTGTGGTGCGCGAACTGTTGCGCAGCGCCAACTATGGCGGCAGTGGCATGACAGGCAACGGCTGGCAAATCGGCCTTGACGAGGACCTGCTGTCGCACCTGATAGTTGACAAGATAACCGTGAGGCGCGTGATGAATGTCTTTGAACTGCTGATAAACAAGGTGCGCAGCGTGGGCGGACAGATTTGCGTCAGCGCGGCCAACGGCAAGATAAAGACGGTGCGGGAGCAGGGCGACTACTGGCACATCACCTTCGAGCAGGAGAACACCTTCGTGGCGCACGACCTGATGCGCTGCCAGGTGTTCACCGGCACGTCGCAGAAAGCCTACTGGGTGGAAGTGGCCGGCATCGCGAATGGTGGCATACTTGTGGAGAAATCCGAGTTTGAGACCGCACAGCCCGAAGAGGGCGACGAGTGTGTGCTTATGGGCAACACCGAGACGGCGAACCGCCAGAACCTCGTCCTCATCTCCGCCTCGGAGGACGGCCACCCGAGAGTGGACGTGCTGGACGGAGTGAACGCCAAGAACTTTGACCACGCCCTGCGTGCAAGGCTCGGCAACCTTAACGACATCAAGGACGACCGCTTTCCACTGGATAACCAGCCGAAGGGCAACGGCCTGTATGCCGACAACGTGTATCTGCGCGGCACGTTCCTGCTTTCCACCGGCGAGGACATCAAGACCAAGCTGGAGATAACGGAGGGGAAGGTGCAGAGCGCGATAGACAGCGTGCGGAACGACTTCCTGAGCGAGAAAGGCTACCTGAACAACCCCACGTTCACATCGGGGCTGGAGAAATGGAACTCCGAGAACGAGACCGTGTTCTTCCTTGTCGGCAACAAGTGGATATGGATCAACGGCAACGTGCTCTCCAAGAAAGGCGACGGCGCAAGCGTGGTGACAGACATGGGACGCAAGGTGGTGCGGATACGCAACAAGTATATCCGACAGAAGCATGAGAATCTACGCTTTGTGCCGACCTTTCCGACAAACAGCGACGGGAAGAAGGAAGCCTTGCCAGTGTATCTGAGTTTCTTTTATCGCTGTGCAAAGACCGGTACGCTGAAGATAGGTTTTGAGAATGTTGACAAGACGGGCTTTGCGGACTTCAACAGTATGGAGGTAAGCGAGGAAATCGCTGCTACCGGCGGCTATGTGCAATACACCTGCAGCGGACTGTGGAACGGCACTGGCGACTTCAAGCTGACGTTTGACGGCGACATCTATCTGTATATGCTTGTGCTGAGCACGGACAAGGTTGATGCTTTGACGTATAAGTACAAAACGCTGTTCGAACAGAGTGAGCGATTGGTGAAAATATCGGCAGCTGTGTATGACAAGGATGAGAATATGCTTGAGGAGACGGGGCTTGTCACGACCTCGAAGTTGACTGGTATGTATGCTATTGATGGTGATGGTAATTTGAAATCCTTTGTCGGTGCCGGTCAGGACGGTGTGAAGATAAAGGCATCAAACATACAGCTGGAGGGGCTTGTGACTGCTAATAAGAACTTTATGATATTGGAGGACGGCAGTATTGTAACGAAGAATGCGACAATATATGGTAAGGTGTACGTTGATAATGGTGGTAAAGTGGGGGGCTTTGAAATTGAGAATGGTTGTCTGAAATGGGGTGACGGCCAAGCGGAGATTAGGCTTGGATATGATACCTCGCATGGCGAATCGTGTGTGTATATAAAGGCGAATATGTTCAGCAATGCGATTGCGGGACTTGCCCCCATGGGGGGCAGCGGTATTTATGGCAGTTGCAGGGCTACTCCAACTTTTCCTGACCTGGATGTAAAGTGTGCTGGGTATTTTGACGGGGACGTAATTGTGAACGCTGCGAATATACTTGTGAAGAAGGGGTGTATTCAGGCGGAAAAAATACTGCCGCAGAATGGGTGGTCGGGAGAGTTCAGGGATAAGAAAGTGACGGTGCAGAATGGAATAATAATTAATGTATCATAATATGAAGATAGATTTTAAGCATTTCAAAGTTTACATGACGGTAAATCATAAGTCGGTACGGCTGATGGATGTACGCGAGTCTTTTGCGGACATGTTGTACAACAATGTGAATGGAATCAAGGCGCATGCTCTTGCATTGAGGATATACAACAGTTGTGGGGAGTCGGAATATACTGATGAGGAGGTGCGGTTGGTGCGTATGGTTGCAGAACAACTGTGTGTGCCTGGCTTTATTGATGGATTGAACGAACAAATAGATAATAACAACAAAACAGAATGACCTATGGCATTGACAGAAGAAGAAAAAAAGGAACTGGTGCAGAATTTGGTGAACCAATTGAAAACTGACAGCCAGAGTGTGGACGAACTGGAAACGGTGGACACGCTGGAGGGGGTGGTGAGCCTGCCAGCTATGAGGGGTGAGAAGGTGGTAGGCGCTCCGTTGAAACTGCTGTCAAAGCCTGCGGAGAAGGCGGCTGCTGTGGCCAGAACCTCGGCGGCAGTGGCTGACGCATCGGCAAAGAAGGCTGACGCATCGGCAAAGAAGGCTGATGTGGCAGTGGCTACAATGTCGGGCTATGAAGATCGTGTGAAGCTGGCAATGAATGGTTCTTCAGCTCGCTTTGATGGTTTTGTTGATGGAGTTATAATAGAGTACTTATCCGTAATGTCGATTGATGGCGTATATTATGACATCAAGAATAAGCGTTTTTGCGCTAAGAAAGACGGTCACTACTATAATGATTGGGCTATAGGCGATAACACGAACGCTGCATCAATGTACCTTGATGATGGTCGTAAAACTCCACGTAAGGATAAAATATATGTATGTGGAACTAATCTCTATGTGTGGAGTGACGAAGAGGGTAATTTGGTTGTATATGGTGCTACAGCCCAAGATGGAGTTCAAGGCACAAGTAAGAATTATGTGTACTCATCGCCATCAGATGAGACTCGCACGGTATTGAGTGGCAAACTGTGGATATATCAGCACGGCGACTATAACCAGTTTCTCCGCTTCAAGCACTGGGGCGCTGCCAACGACACGGCCGAGACCGACTACAGTCAAGTGCAGCTGCCAAACGCATGGACGGGGGGCACAGGACTGCTCCGCTATGACATATACCGTAGGCTTGACGGATTCAAACTGCGCGAGCAGAACTCCACCGCCACAGAGGTTAAGATTGTAACCCCGATTTTTACCACAGGCGGCACGAGAGAGCTAAGTATATCACAAGCAACAACTGCTAAGGCAGGTGTGATGACGGCAGCTGACAAGATGAAGTTAGATGGATTAAGTGATATTTCTGCCGAGGATGCACGCGCTGCAAGAGCCTTGCACAAAGCCATTAGAGGTACAAAACTATTTGGTCCAAATAATATCTTCGATACAAATAACCGCACGTTAGGTGGCGCTGTTAATAAAGTTCTATATGACAGTTCGATTCCAACAGAGTACACAAAAGGGAGACCTTTTGAAGTGTTTTGCACGCAAGGCATAAAGTCAGATATACACAGCGAAAAGTATATGATATGGTTTGGATTGCGCAAAAGTGCGACCAACATAGAGCGATATAGTTGTCAGCAAGTTATAGGGCAAACCGAGGAAGAGTTTTACGCGTATGGAACTCCTGTTGCATTTCGTCTGAACGATGGGAAAGTATATACCCCTTATAAAGGCAGTTATGGGTTGGGTATAGATACATCTACACAATATATAGTGTCGCGAGAATGTGTTATTCCTTCGTATAGTGATTTGCACGATGCTGCAACAAGTGAAAAAGATGGGTTAATGTCTGCCTCCGATAAAGCACTGCTTGATGTGATTGCTGCTTCGATAGATTCCTTTGGCAATAGTATTACAGAACAGGCTAAGCGTATATATGACTTGGAGCAGTGTAAGCCTTTGGCTACGAAGAATAGCAATGGCTTCATGAGTTCTGAAGACAAGACTCAACTACAGGACGCGTTTGCTGATTTCAATGCCCGACGACAGGCAAATGACGTGGAAGGCTATGTTGGCAGGAGTAATGTAATTAGTGTTCCAGGAACTGTTGGGAATGTACAAATTGCTGCTGATATTTATCGGAACGCTGAAGAACGTAATTACACTCCTGGTGCTTCTTTTGACGTGTATATTTCGGCCGGGTACGATGAAAATAATCCAAACAAACAATGTGTGTGGTTTGGCTTACCCATCGAAGCAACCAAGTTTGTGCGGTATCGTCTTGATTATTGGCTGCATGGTTCCGCCGACACTCTTGTCGGCAAGTACTTATGCGACACAAGCGATAAATACTATGAGGTTCGTGAGGGTGCTGTTGGTGAATATATATCCGAAGCTTTAGATGATACTCCTTGCATTATGACCATTGCCGATAAACGTCTTCTTAATCAAATCAAGCAGAAGTTGGGTCTATAATTTGGTGATTCGTGATATTTTTGAGGGCGCAGAACTTGGCAGCGTATATGGCGTTGAGTAAGGTTGCGTAATGCGAAGCGCGAAAAGCGGGAGCGAAGCGACAAAACGAAGGACGTTGCATCACTGGCGTTAGCCTGTCGAAAAAAAAATAGAAATTTCGCGGGAGCCTGGTGGTTTGATGCTGTGTTACGGGGCAAGAAGCGAAAGACGTACAGGCAAGGTCGCTATCTGCTGGAGCACCGTGACGAGGTGATAGCGGAACTGACGGCAAGGCTGAAGGACGGAACGTTCAGACTCGGTGTCTACCATGAGCACTAATCTGTGAATACGGTAAAGAACGGCATCTGCAGATATAGTCAATGAAAGACCTCGTAAATGGTACAACCAACAAACGGATGCAGCAATATTATCGGGCTTCAGCTATGAAGGAGTCCCCGTGTGGCTCTCGCAAGAGAACCAGTATAACTATAAGGCTGCATACGATTTGGCCTTCCAGACGGACGGAAAAACGCTACCAGTGACATTTAAGTTCGGCACTGATGAAAGTCCAGTGTACCATACGTTTGAAA